AGATTAGCCGTAGAAATTGCAGCACCAACCGTATGCGCGGCTGCTACTGTGTTGTTTTGACCACGGAAACAGTTTAAGAGCTGGTTGCCAGAAACGTTCTGGTACGCAATTGTTTCTGAGTCAATGTTGATGAACCCAGCCGTCGCCAAAACACTGGCGTTAGACACTGTGATTGTTGTGTCTGTGCTTGTAATTGTGGCCGCCAAGGTGGCAGTGGTTGTGTTCGTTACGCCAGTCTGACGATTAATCCAAACCTGAACTGGGCGACCAGTTGCATTCTTGTTTGGAATTGTCATGTACGTTGGCTCAGAAATTCGAGTAACGCTTACATCGCTTTGTGTCTCGCCAGAGCCTGTACGCGTCACTGTGTCCAACAAATCAATTGTGTCTGACGGTATAGCGTAGATGGCCTGACCTGTGTTCATCACAATCTGGCCTTGCTCAATAGTCCACAAGTTGATGCCACGGTTTGCCCACTCAATCGTCATCAGATTTAATGAGCGGCGTGCAGTACGCATCTCATATCCGGTGCGCAGCTCTTGACCGCAACGCTCAAAGGCGTCTTCAATCAGCTCGGACAAATCCAAGTTAAATACTGTTTTTCCGGATGTGGTTGCCATTATCTAAACCCTGCTGTTTTCTTTGCTACGGTTTTTGGTTGGGCTACGAATTGCTTCCCGGCTTTTTTGCCAGCACGCTTTGCACGAGTTGTAGCAGCGTACTCAGCCGGGCTAAGGCTTTTGATAGCAGCTTCAGGAAGGTATCTTTCACCTGTTTTACTAGACGGTTTTCCACTTTTGGTTCTCCATTTCTGGTCGCCCCAATCCTTTAGGGATTTCTGTGGCGCCTTCATTTTAATCCTTGTACCCGCCGCCAGCAGCCTTGTACTTCTTGGCCACCAACTGCGCTTTACGTGCAGACCACTGACCTGCGCCAGTACCATGCGTCGCTGCGGCTTTTACCTGAGACACAATCTTCTTGCGAAGAGATGGCTTGGTGTAGTTGCCAGCAGCATTAACCTTGCCGCCATCTTTCATGTAGCCCATTTTGTTGCGGACGTCAGTAGGTAGCTTTGAGAGACCAGTATTCTCTTCGGGCACCTCTTTTAATTCGCCCCCAGCAGCCATCTTCTTAGGCTTTTTGCCCGCTGCTTTCATGGCTATGGCTGTAGCTGCTTGCTTTGCCAACCCGCCCTCTTTAAATTCAGTAAAGTCAGTGTCGTCACGACGTGCCTTACGCGTACCGCTCGGCATCTTGCTAGGGGATATGGCGCCCATGCCACGGCTCGGACGCATTAGCACATCTTCCCGCGTGTTTTGCCTTTGGTGCAGCAACCATCAGCACGCTTAGAAGCTGAGCCGACCATGCCGCCACTGGCTTTTTTGATGATGATGCCGCTGCCGGGTTGCTCAGGCAGGTTTTTCTTGTCAACCTTAGTCACAGACTTGCCATCAATGTCTTGTGGAGGCTGACCCATTTCAGCTGTATAGACTTTATCTTTTGACATGGTTTACCTCAACAAAGTTTGCCGCGTGTTTTGCCTTTTGTGGCAATACCGTCTGCACGCTTAGAAGCCGAACTAACAGAGCCACCGCTTTTATACGATGTGTCTTTATTCTGATCAATCTTACGACGTGCCATATTTGCTGCCATGGCTGTCATTCCTGATGGCTTAGCAGGGGCTTGTAATGCGCTCATATCAGGGTATTTTCTACCGCTAGCTTGAATTGAACTAAGAGCTTCTTTGGCAATGCGCTCTTTAGCATCTTTTGGTGCTGGGCGATATGTTGAGGCAATGCTATCTTTAGCAGTAGTGTCAGTTTTAGATTCGCCACGTCGAGTCAAGCCCTGTTGCTTGTTCATGTAATCACGCAAGCTCAAGCCAGACTTAGCCAATTGTTCCTTTGTGACCATGGAGGCGGCAGGCTTATCGCGCATACTTTTAAGAATGGCTTCACCACGATCCATGTCCATGCGAGACTTTTCCGCATCACGTTTAGAAGATTGCTCATCAATAAAAGCAGCCTCTTCATCTGCTTGGATGTCTGCAACTGGTCTGCCTACACGGTCAACAACTTCAATGTCGCCGCCTTCGTCATACCGTTTTGCGCGTTTTTTTGTAGCCATGATTAACTCCTAGATTAGCACTTGCCGCCACGTTTCATAGCAACCATCTTGCCTTGGGTTTTACCCTTAGACTCGACGCCGCCGCCTTTAGCCAGCTTAGACAGATCTGTTTTCTTGCCCATGTGCTGTTGCTTATCGTGCATACCCATGGCTTTCTTAGCCATAGCTTTGTCTTGTTTCATATCGGCTTTACCGCCTTCGGCCATCTTCTTGCTGCCATCTTTTTTCTTTGCCATCATTGCCATGAAACCGGGGTTCATTTTAGAAGCCATAGTATTTCCGCCTTTTGAAAATAGCGATTGCTCGCCGTGGTTGGTTTTGGGTTGGTTGGTAGATTGTCTCGCAGCCTGAGATACCGCGCCATCTTTTTTAAACGTCATGCCTTTGCTTTTTTCGCTAAACTCTTTGGCCACTTTTACTGGTATCCCAGCAGCCTTGGCAAACTTTGGATTATGCGCAGCCGCATCCATGAACTTCTTTTGCTTTTCACTTGTTGCTGGCATGTCTGATCTCCATAAGGCGGTCCAGTTTTTCATCCAGTCGATCAAGCCGGTCCAAGACGCGATTAATATCGGCGTGGACTTCAACTTTTGTGACGTACTCTTTTGCAACTTCTTCTCTTGTACGATTAAGTAAGATCGTAATGCGAGAGAGCTCATCAGACTTCTCCTTCAAAACCCAACTTAACAAGCCTACACCTGCTGTTAGTACGGTGTTCCAAACTATATTTTCCATGTCAACATTTCCACCGCGCTAGAGACGCTGCTTTACGAGTAGGCTTACCCTTCTCGTCTTTCATTGGGCCGGGCATACCGGACATACGTGCGCAGAACGACTTCTTGCGAGCGCCGCCTTCTGGCTGTGGGGCTTTCAAATTACTGCCTGTAGCTGCGTTGTACTTAGCACGGCCCTTGGCTGTCAGCCCAGCACCTTTGGATGCTGGTAGTTTTTCGCCACGACCGACTGCAAGTGATGGAGTTTTCTTAGCCATTTACAACTTTCAGTCTGGGAGTGCAATGCTCGGCCAGCAAAGGCTGCAATACTTCGTCGTTGAAATCACGGGAAAACTTTTCTTGGCCAACGTGAGGTAGGCTAATTGATGGGTCTAAATGGACTGTAAACCCGTCCTTAGCTGCGCGGTCACAGAAGAGATAGTCCTCACCAAAATACTGGCCGTCCACAATCCCCAGATCAAAGATGGCGTGGTCTGTGCGGGTTCTTGTATCGTTCTCGTAAGCCCACTCTGGGTGCTTCTCAATCATCGTCTCAAAGACGTGACGTTGCACCATCATGAAGCCCGTGGCAATACGTTTTACGCGCATCAAGCCGTTATCGTCAAACTCAAACGCGCCTTGGCCATCCAAGTAAAAGTCCAAGAAGAACTTGCGGTCCATGCCGCGACGTGGATAGATACCCGCTGTGATGTCTTTGTCTAGGCTCAGCGCCATGAGGCGGAGCACTGCATCAGCGTTAATCACAACGTCAGCGTCTACAAACAGCATCGTATCTGCGTCAGACGCAAGAAAGTCCCCAACCAGAGCGTTGCGGGCCTTCGTAATAAGGGAGCACCCCGAAAGGTGCGTGAGATAGAGCTTAATGCCCAACGACTGTACCTTAACGGCGAGGTTGGACAAGGCAAAAGCTGAATCAATGTTCAGCTTGCCGTCGTAAGCTGGGATGCAAATCATTAGTTTGCGCCCAGCTAGGTTAATGCTCTTCTCTGTATCAGCCATAGTACACGTTGGCAGAAGTTAGGTTGCTCATGTTCAGGTAGATACCGTTTTGAACAAGTATCCCTTCACCGGGAATCAACGCAAAGTTACTAAACACATCGGTTGCACCAACATCAAAACTAGCAATCCACCGCGTTGCATACGTCGCTGCTGTTAAGGCAGCAATAGTTCCAGAGTTAATGTCTGTAACTGTGAAAGTATTTGCGCCTGTGCGTGTTATTACGTAGTTACCATTTGTACCAGATGACCCGCTTGCAGTTGCAAAAGCAAGTCCAACTATATCTCCAGTAGCCAGTCCGTGTGCGCTCTTGGTAACAGTGATAAGCGTGGCCGCCCTCTCGTATGTCGCTGAGACAGGCGCTGTAGCAGTGTCAAAAATATCCAGTGTTCCAGCCGTAGCCGTACCAACTGTAGAAGCAGCTTTAACTCTGTTTCGCCCTAAGACAACAAAACCAGAATTATTAAGGTGTCCCTGTTTTACGTCCGTTTGCATACCCATAATCAATCTCCTTTAAAACAGGGGCCGAAGCCCCTGAGATTAATTACTGCTGTGAAGCAGATTGAGCTTGCGCACCATCAGAATTACGCACTGCGTAAGTGATGATGATCGTAGCAGCACCAGTGGTCAAAGCAGTACCAGCCAAGGTGTAGGTGATAAATGTATCGGTAGCGCCAACGTTCAACCAGCCGCCGGGAGTAGTTGCGTTTGCACCCAAAGCCACGCTACCAACAGAAGTGATGGTGCCAGTGGTGGTGAACGCTGTACCGCCAATGCTCAGCAAAGCAGTGGTAGCTGCGCTGAATACGGTAGTGGTGACGACTTTAACGTCAACGATTTGTGAGCCAGCTGGAACAGCAATAGCGTTGCCTGTCAATGTACCAAACACAACGTTGGCAGACTGAGACACAACGGTGCAGCCTGTGTTACGAGTGGTAGCGGCAGTAGAACCAGTAGTGTTTTTGGTGGTGCCCAATAACCAAGGGCCGAGGTGAGTTGCGAATGCCATGAGCATCTCCTAAACATGCGTTATGGTGCGTCAATCTGCATGAGGTCAGCCGGACCTGTTTGCCGCACCGAA